TCGTCGAGGAAAAGGATATTGAACGACATGCCTCGGACAGCACTTGCAGACGTAGAAGCAGCCAATATCTTTGATCCATTCTCCAGTTCTAAACTACCTTTATTCCAGGATATTATACCCTGTTGCATCCATTTAGGCAAATTCTCATATGCAATCTGTAATCTGCTCAACAAATCTCTAGCAGTTGCTGCCTTGTTAGCAAGAATACCAATGTTTGTACTATCATTAAAAACAGCATAATGTAACAAATATGATACAGACGTAGTTGATTTACCAGTCTGTCTGGGCATCTTACATATATTAAATCTATTCTCATGGAAGTTTCTAATCAACTTCTCTTGGAAATCATATGGATGGAATTGAGTTAATCCTTCATCCAAAGAAACAATCTTTATATAATTGTTAGCAAAGTATACTGGATCCTTCTTACATTTAATAAATTCAATGACTTGCTCTTCTGTAAAGTCATGTTGAGTATTCGCTTTTTTTAAATTGGGATTGCCAAGGTAAATATCATCAGACATCTAATTCTTTCCTCCAATCCGAATACTCAGCACCTTTTACAAAAGTAGGAACTAATTTATCTGGTTTAACCAAATCAATTACCTCAAATGCTAGATTTCCATCAGCATCATTAACTTGAATACTATCTTCTTCCCAGGGGGTATTATTTTTTGTCATTATTCAAAAGTCCATCTTTAAGCATTTTAGATAAATCAGAAGTTGATCCAACAAATACTGCGTTATTAGTAACAGTGCTGGGCCCCTTTGCTTTCTCTTCATCAACTTCTTTCACTTTCTTTTGAAGTTCCATTAACTTATCAGTAGTATCAGCCACTGACTTAATAATTTGTCCTGCGACTTCGTATGCCCTTGGACTTGCACTTTCACCTGCAAGTTCCATAATGCCATTAAGAGATTCTTGTCCTTTTTCGATAAGTGAATATAAATTGGCACGGGTATAATCATAGTCCTTCTCTACATCATCACTGATATTTTTTAATTGATCTTTCCTTTTTACACATCCATTCTCAGGAGTATTGGACACATCAATATTACTCTCAATATTGAGTGCTTCATCAATAGGATCATAACTAGACATAATTATTAAATATCTTTTTGTTGTGTTGGACTGTAATCTCCAGCATCACTGAAGAATGATGATGTTTCACTAAATCCAAAATCATCACCAGGACTAGCAGTAATTGGATCTGGTTCAACAGTATATCTCATCTCTCTCTTTGCTGTTGAAGTGTTGGTATCCATAGCAGTATCCACAATAACTTTTTTGATAAGTCCTTCTGATGTCTCTGCAACAGGTCCAAAGAGATAAGTCTTTGCTTCAAATCTTAAAGTATATATTAAAACTCTTCTAGTAGCATAATCTCCTTCATATTCATCAGAAAAAGACATATTAGATAAAACAATAGGAATATCTCTTTTTTCTCCAATTGATTGTACCAAATCAACAGTTAAATTAAATGATGGTTGAAAATATGGAAGTATTTGTTCTGTTATTTGTAATGCATCATCATTTAATTTTGAAAGAATACTTAATTCAAATCCAACATTATAAGGAACAGGCATATAAACCTTTTTCATATTATTATCTCTACTATCCATTGCTTTAAATGTCTGAGTTATACCAGACTTTCTAGTTGCATCATAAGAAATATCAGTCATTTCAAATGACATTCTTGGCAATGTCAATGCAACCATTTTATTCAAATCTGGTTGCTGTTCTAATCTTGCAATAAATTTTTGTGCTGGACCATATGCCAATGGCACCTTCATTTGTTGTGCGGTATTATTATTAGCATCTTGATGCTTAATCCAAATATCATTGAATAAAGTACCAAAACCAATAATGGTTTTTCTAAGAATTTCGTGGTAATAATAAGTGCCTAACATTAGTATAGTCCGAATGGATTAGATTGTGTGAAGTCTAGTATTTGATCCGCTTCAAATTCAAATTCATCACTTTGGTTATATTTATCGACAGTAGTGTTTGCTGCACCAACTCTCAAAGTATATATTGCACCAGATTTAGATCCAGTAATTTGCTCTCCAGGGAAGAATGTTCCAGTTGTAATACCAACTTGAAGTACATTCGTATCTGTATCCCAGTTCTTAACTCTTGCAGTAGCATTAGATCTATTACCAACTACCATCTCATTAAACCAGAATGTTCCTATTCCACTTGTAGAACCAGCACCAACTGTAATTACTGGTGGTGTGAAGAATCCAGCACCAGCATTAATAATATTTACAGATGTAATTGGATTTGTTGATGCAGTACCAACAACTGGTTCTAATTGTGCAGGTATTTGTGGGGATAAAGATGGAAGACTTACTCCTACATGTGGAGCAGTGGTATAACCAACACCATGATTTGTTATAGTAACAAATTGTATTCCTTTCTTACCAGAAGGAACTAATGAACATGTAGCAGCAGCACCTGCACCTCCACCACCACTAATTGTTATAATAGGTTCTGTAGTTCCATAACCAGCACCAGCATTAGTAATAAGTATTTTCCATAATGAAGTTGTATTCATTCTAGTTGTTAATACCCCAACAGCAGTAGCAGTAGTTCCTGCACCTGGTGGAGCACTAAACGTTATTGTTGGAGGTGTAACATAATTATAACCATCATGATTCAAGAATACTTCTTGGATACCACCTGTTCCAATAGTTGCAGTAGCAGTTGCTGCATTTACAGCACCTACAAGATTAAGATCTCTAATATATCCTTGATCCTCTGTTTTAGTATCAATTTCTTCAATATCAGTATCAATAATTTCTCCCTCATATTCAAATAGTTCACATTGAAGTTTGAAAATATAATTCTTACCCAATTGGTAGAAAGGATCTTCATGCTCAACAAACTTAACTTCAAATAATCTTCCACCCAATGGGAAATATATCAAATCTCCTTCTCTAGGTCTAGTAGATACTAAAATCTCACTTTCAGGCATATTTTCCAAGAAAGGAGAGATAAAATCTTCAAACCTCTCTCTGGAAATGGATACAGTCAGTTCATCCTTAAGAGTGACACCAAATTTTGTCATGATATCGCCTTGTCCACCATATCCATCAAATGTTTCTACATATGCTTCCAATAAAAAATTATCATCAAATTTTGATGATTCTATCTCTTCAAATACTGTACTTCGATTTACAATTTTTCTTGGAATATAAGTTACTTCAACACCATAAATCTTCAACTGCTCATTAATGAGCGATTGTACTAAATCTTGTTCTCCAGGAGAACCTTGTAGAAAAAACGGATTTAATGCCATTATCCAATAAAATCAAGTGGTGGTAATTCGTATTCTGTAGACATTGCTTCTTTAATTTCAGCCAATTCTTGAACAGCATCATCATATATTTCCCTACCATTAAGTTCAATTCCACCAGGAAGTTTGGTTCCTTTAAATTTAATTAAATTTTGTCCCCATTGTCGCTTAATTAAAGAAGTCAAATACTTCTTAACAAAAGTATCGTTATATACTCCTGCAAAATTTGCAGGATCTAATGCTCTATAACATTCTATAACAATCCAATCATCTTGTTGTTGAGCACCCCAATCAATATCCAAATATAATCTATCTTGTCTTTGATTAAACCTTATTTGTTTATCTGTAGTGAGTAAAAAATCTATATCTTCCAAATAAGTTTTTGTCATTGCATATTGCAATAACTCTACTGAATTAAAGTAATATAAGTCGTTCAAAAATAACTGGTATTTAATACTAAACATACTACCAGAAATTGAACTGGTATCAAATTTAAAAACTTTTTCTATACCTATTACAGAATCTGGTACTTGTATAAAATTGGACGTTTCATACCAATTACTAGTTGTAGTACCATAACCACTTATATTTGTTGATGTTGCGGATGTAGTTACTATCCCAACACCTGTTGTATCTTTTGCTTTTCCTCTATTAATATCTTCTTCAGTAATTTTATATTTAAGATACATTTTCTCAACACCATCAAAATGTCTCTCATTAAAATACTGAAAAGTATCATCTATAAGATCATCAATTTGATCATCATCGACATTTATTTCGAGTACTGGAGCACCCAATTTCCTTAAACAGTATTCTTGAAGTTCTTTTCTGTTTGTTGGTTTTGCCATTAGAATTTCTCAGATTCAATATTCGCTACGATTTGTTTTTTAGTTCCTCTATTCTTTCTCTCTAATTTTTTATTCAATTCTTCAACTTTTTCTGTTAATTCTTTAACTAGTTGATTTAATGTAGCTTGTTTTGCTTCTAGAGCAACAACTTGTGAGAATAAATCAAAGGATTTTTGTTGATATGTTAAAATCAAATTTTTATAATCTGTTTCATTCATGAGTTTATATAATAAAAAAGGTGGGATTACTCCCACCTATATTTATAAGTTATTTTTTAACCGTTAGAACGATCCACCATCTACGGTGATATTATGCAGGATTCTTACATTGGATCCATTGACTCCAATAACTTCTTCTTGTCCATCAGCATCTTTAAGCCATAAAGAACCAATTTCTAATGCAGCATATGCGGCAGCAGTCATAACACTACTGGATTCAGAAACATCTGAACCAACAACAACTCTACCAGCAGAATCATCCCAATATACAGCAGCCTTCTTAGCAGAACCACTATAGTAATGCATTACAATACCAACGTCAATATCGGCATCTGAACTTGGTGCTACCAGTGAACCACCACTGTTAACAAGTCCAACTTCAATCAAACTATCTTCAACCTTTA